GAAGAGATCCGCCAGTGCTTCGAGCGCCATGTCTAGCTCGCTCTCGATCGCCCCGGTCAGGTTGAACTCTGCCGAGGTCGGCGCAGTCCATGTCGAGTGTTCAGGATCTCGCGAGTCTGCGAAGGCAGGCGACACCGTGCCGGGTCGAGCCATCCACGTAGACCCTGAAGAGTCGCCCTCGGCTGCGACCGCCACGTCGGTCGACACGACCGCCCCTAGAGGCGTGAACGTGTCCTCGATCGGTTCGACATCGGTCATCGTCGAGTCGTCGAAGGTGAAGCGTGAGGCGATCAGGGATCGGTTCAGCGGATACAAAATCGTGAACTGCCCGAACCGGTCGAACATCGGTTGACCACCGTACATCGCGACCGTGGTCAGGACCGCACTCCACCACGTCCAGCCCTGCTCGAAGCTCTGAGCGAAGGCTGGCTGCTCGACCTGGGTCGACAGTTTACGCGGCGTCGAGTCGCCGTTCACCAGCAGGTTCTGGTCTGCCTGCGAGGTGAGCCAGTACGCGGCGTCGGCGGCGGTCCACCGGCCAGCGTCGGCTTCGGGGTAGAGGTCGATCAGTGCCGGGATGCGCGAGTTCGAAAGCAGCGATTCGATCCCGACCATTGTCGCCTGAACGATCTGCTCTTCGGTGGCGCTGAAGTCTGCGACACCCAGCGTGCCGATCGGGATGCGAACCTGATCGGCTCCGGCGGTGCCGAGCAAATAGAACCGGACGCGGTTCTGGCTTCGCAGCGTGAACCAGTCGGCGTGCACGCCGTCGCCGATCCTGAACTCCGCCGAGCCGGACCACTGCCCGGTGCCACCGAACACACCGAGCGACACGCTGCCAGCCTTGCGCAGGGTCATCGAGTTCGGGCAGGCGCACCAAGTCCCGGCGAGTAGCTGCCCATCGTTAGCGACGAGTTCAGCTATCACCGTCAGCCCGTCGAGGTCGTCGAGGTCGGCCGACGATCTGGTCAGTAGGCCCACTGGGAATCCTTCACGAATCGTACGGTCATCTGCGTGACGAAAGCGGTCTGGGCCAGGGCACCGAAGCTGCCCCGATCAAGGCCCGTTTCGAGAACTGGCACCTGCCTCGACGAGATCTCACCGATCGGCTGGACCCATTCGCGTTCGCCGTGTGGACCTCGCAGCAGGATCTGATTCGATTCGAGCGCAGCAGCCAGAGCAGACTCGTCGTCGGTCGAGGTCAGCGTGAACAGGATCGTATAGGTCGGGTCGGTAATCTCACCGGGCACGAGCTGAGACGAACCGTCGGCGCGGTAGGTCAGACCGACGGTCGACTTCTTCCGCACCGACACTTCTCTAGCCGGGATCTCGATCTCTGCGCTGCCAGCATTCATGACCCAGGTCGTCGCCGCCACCGAGATCGTCGCCGATGTCTTGAACGCAGCGACCGCACCCGAGTCGAATGCGCTCGTGGCGACGGCTGCTTCGCCGTCGGTCAGCGCGTAACCGGGACCGCCGTCGAGAACCTTCGCCCCGTGCCAGGCCCGATACGTGAGCGTCGTGTTCAGCGGAGGCCGGTCGATGTAACCGACGATCGCAGTGGAGTCGAAGCTGCCGGTCACAACCTGCTGCCAGGTGGCCCCAGAATCGCCCGTACGCTCGACAGACGACGAAGCCGACGAGTAGTCCACCTGAACTCCGTAAGTCCCGGAGGCGACGACTGTGAACGTCGCAGCGTTCGCTGCTGAACCCATCACCAGAGTGGCCGAGTCGATGTCCTGAACCTGCACCTGCCCGAACCGCTCGAACAGCGCCGTCGCCTCGAACAGATAGGTCGACCCAGGGTGAAGGATGCGGTTCGCCCGAAACCGGAGCACGCCATCCTCTGGCGGGTGCATGTGAGATTCGGTCGTCCCGGCAGTCTGATCGGTGAGCTGAACATGCAACGCCCGAGCCGGATGCCAGTCGATGCCGGTCGGATCTCTAAACGGATGAATGTCGATGCCCGGATCCCACTCTGCACCCGTTCGCAGCCAGTCCGCATCTCGGGTCGGAGGGACACCGGTTCTAGCGACCAGAGCCAGGAACCCGAGATCGGGACCGCCACCAAGATCGGCCGCGTCCGTCGCAATGTTCTCGACGCTAATCCGCACCCGCAGCGTGAGCGGCCCACCGTAGGTGTCCTCGGTGTAGTCGATCGAATCGCCGTGAGTGTCGAACGACATCCGAGGCAGGAAGAACTCGGTCTGCGTGCCGTCGGTGTAACGGTGCGTTAGCCTTCGAGGCTGGACCTCGTGCACCGAACCGTCAGTCGCATCGATCCGCATGAACTCGAACTGCCATCGGTTCGTGATGTCGGTCGCCGAGGAACCTTCGAGCGAGAACCATGCGACACCGGCAGGCAGAGCCACCGACGCCTCGAACCACTCGACACCGTCGGTCAGACCTCCGGCCGTGTTCGTCGCCTTAGGAATCAGCACCGAGGCCAGGCCGTCGAGGGTGACACCGACCGCTGAAACTCCGCCCGAGGTCACGTTCGTCGAGGTCGCCGAGACCACCAGTGGATAGGTCGTGTAAGTCGTCATCGTGTAGTAGTCCCTCGGAATGTGTTCACTAGCTTCTGCTCGAACCGTTCAAGCTCTCTGCCGATCATCATCGCAGTTTCCTGAGAGTCGCCTGCACCCTGGATCGTGACCGCACCGGTCTCTATGTTCAGAGCCACCGACGGCCCGGTGCCTCCACTTCCTTCGCCGAGTCCGGCAAGCATCGCCCGGCTGAGCACGAACTCGCCGGTCTGGAGTACCGCTGGCACTTCGTCTTGAGCGAGGCCCGGCCACGACTGCGCCCCACTATTGGTTACGATGCCGCCATCGTGAAGAATGCCGCCATAGAGGGTCGTGCAATATCCCCCAGCGTCGTAGTAGCCCTCGGGGCAATTCAGAACGCCACCGGTCGACGTCCAGTTGTTCCCGGCGACTTGTCCGCCAGAGCTACCGGTTCCGCCAAAGACCCCGCCCGTGTTCGTGTTGGAACCGCCTGTCGAGGTAGGCACGACACCGATGCCGAGCGCCCAGGCGTCGAGCTGCCGCTGAAGATCCGCCTGGGCCGAAGCGTGAATGAACGGGTCAATCGATAAGCCACGTTCTCGGGTCAGATATAGGATCGACGAGTTCGCAGCGTTGTAAGACGTTTGGTTCACCTCGGGTTTCACCGGAGGCTTGCGAGGCTTCGACACTTCTTGCAGAGCCGTTTCGACGATCCCGAACGACCCGGCGTCAGCGATCGCGAACACGTTGAACGGATAAGTCTCGTTGCTGAACTCGTTCCGTAGCACCTCATCGAAGTTCGTGTTCGAGATCGAAGCCGTGATGTAGATCACCCACTCTTGAAGCGCTTCAGCGTCCATCGCTGCGGTCGCCTCACCGATTGCTATCGCCAGCGGTGACCAGTCGCCCGTCAGCTCTGCCTCGGCGACCAGGCGATCGTACTCTTCGACCCCGAGAAGCGAGATGCCGATGACCCTCTGAGCGTTGGCATTGTCGGCATCGAGTAGCGCGGAAACCTCGGTCGACCCGTACTGAGTGACCAGAGCGAGCAGGGCAGCGCTATCTGCTGCTGCCTTCTCGGTCTCGGCGATGAAGATCGTTTTGAACTCGTCGCCGACCAAGCCGTAGGTTGCGATCAGTTCGTCGATCGCCTCGCCGGTCAGGCCAGACTGTTCGAGTGTCTCTTGAAGCGCTGCCACACGGTCTCGTTCGAACGCGTTGACCTCTTCGAGCGACGCGCCGTTCGCAATCATGGCGAGCGTCTGCTCACGGATCGCCGTCGCAGCATCGCGTGAGCCAGACACGAAAGCGGTCTGCTCTTGATTCGTCGCGTCGTATTCGGTGTTGAACACTTGAAAGGTTTCATTCAGATCAGCGAACTCGCCGATCGTCTTCAGGATCGCAGCGTCGAGATCCTGCTGCGTGCCATACATCCCATCGAGCATCGACTTGAACCTCGACCCCGCCTCGCGTGCACCATCGAACGATTCGGTCTGCACGGTCAGCGAGTCGATCAGATCGTTACCGGCACGCTCGGCCCGCATAGTCGCTTCTTCTAGTGCCTTCTCCGCCTCGGCGACCTCTGCCGATGACAGTGTCACGTTGTCCATTTCGTCGGCGGTGATGCCCAGAGTCAGCGCCAGCGCATCGTTCTCACGATCGACCTCGGCGGCACCAGACGCCACGTATTCGTACTGCTTCGCCATGTTCGACAGTGCGACTTCTTGATAGTTCAGAGCACCGGTCGCCTTCGCCGCAGCGATCGCCGCCGTCGCCTGATCACCAGTCCACTTGCCCTGCTCGACTCCCAGGTTCAAGTATTCGAAAGCGAGCTTGTTCGCAGCGGCAGCGCCGTCTTCCGCAGCCTCGGCGGTCTTCTGCATCGCCCGACCCAGGTCCAGCGTGTTGATTTCGATCCCGGCCCGATGCGCAGACTTCAGCGCCTCGACGAACCGTTCCATCTGCTCGGCATTGGCAGAGCCGTCGCCGACCGCCATGATGTCTTCGAGCGTGGCACCGAAGCCGACCAGCGAGTCGATGAGATCGAGCTGCCCGAGACCCTCCATCGTAGCGATCCACGCTTGCCCCTCCGGCGACACGTTTGCGAACGCTTCGCTCTGAGCGTCGAGCGCATCCGTGTTCGTGTCGAGGATCCCCGAGAAGTCGGTTACCAGGCCCTGAGCTTCGGCCAGGACTTCCGAGTACTCGGTCGCCCGTTCCTTCGCCTCCTTCGCTTCCTTGCGCCACTTCATGAAAGCGACCGCCGCCGCTCCGAGACCCACACCGACGAGGAGTCCGGCAGGACCAAGCGCCGCCATGCCACCGGCCAGAGTCTTGAACCCTGACGCCATCGGCCCGATCTGCTGACCTGCCTTCATCGTGGCGAACGCCGTCGACACCTTGCCCAGCGCCAGCAGCACCGGACCAGCAGCGGCAGTGATGCCGAGCAGCCCGCCGAGGAACTTCTTCAGAGGCTCGGGCATTCCAGAAACGAAACCGACCACCGCAGACACTGCGCCCGAAACTTTCTCGGCGACCGTCGTCAGGATCGGAACGGTCACCGTCGAGAACTCGATCGCAGCGATCTTCAGGTCGTTCATTGCAGCGTCGTACTTGAACGAGTCGGTCTCGGCTGCGGCAGCGAACACCTCGGCGGCAACGCCCGCACCGTCGGCGACCGCACCGAACGTCCCGGCGATCGTCTCGTTCGACGAAGCCAGGATAGCGTTCGCAGCCAGGATCGCTTCGGACGACCCGAGAAGCTTGTTGAAGGACTCGGTATCGCCCGCTGCTTCTTGCATCAGTCGGAGCGCACCGACGAAACCTTCGGGACCGGCAGCGACCTCGCGGACGTCGCCCATCGTCAAGCCGACGTCCTTGAGGATCTTCACCGCTTCACCCGACGGAGCAGCGAGAACCTTCATCGCCGCGGCTGTCTGGGTGATCGAGATGTTCGCGTTACCGTTCGCCCTGGTCAGCAAAGCGACCGAACCGCCGACGTCGTCGATCGAGATTCCCAACTGAGCGGCGATCGGCAATACCTTGCCAAGGCCACCAGCCAACTGAGACGACTCGAAGTTGCCAGCACGAGCGGTCGAGGCGAGGAAGTCTGCCGCCTTCGCAGCATCGACACCCGACGCGCCGTACTGGTCGAGCACACTCGTCAGCGCCTGTGCGATCGTCCCGGCTTCGCCCATACCGCCAGCAGCCAGCTCGGCCGACACGCCCAGAGCCTCGGTCGCAGTCGCACCACGAAGGCCCGCCGACTGAAGTGTGAACATCGCCTTCGCCAGATCCTGCGGAGCCTGCGCCGTGCGGCCCGCCAGGCCGAGCGTCTCCTGCTTCATCGCCATGACTTCTTCTTTTGCGATGCCGACCAGGCCGGTGATCTTCGAGAACTCGCGGTCGTAGGACATGCCTAGCTTCGCCGTCCCGACGATCGCCGCCGTCGCAGCCGCAGACATCGCAAGCATCGACTTGCCCATGCCTTGAAGCGACTCGCCTGCGGTCTTCGACTGAGCGCCGGTCTGCTTCGCCTGCTTGCCAGCCTTCTCGACCTTGCCGCCCATGTCCTTCGCGTTCGCGCCGGTCTTGCCTGCTTCGGTGCCGAGGCCCTTGGTTTGCCCGCCAGCGGTGCCAGCAGCCTCGCCCATACTCTTCGCCTTAGCGCCGGTCTTCTCCGCGTCCTCGCCGAGGCCCTTCGTCGACTTCGACGCTTCGCCCTGCTTCGCCGTCAGCGCTTCGGTGTTCCCCGCAGCGACGCCCATGTTCTTCGAGTAGTTCCCGACGTCAGCCGTCAGGGTGTAAGAAAGGTTGTAGTCAGCCACGCCCTAAGGGTGTCAGCCCTCGCCGTTGAGGTCGGGACGCGACCAGCCGAAATGAAACCGCTTGCGATCCGACTCCGTCATGTTCTCGCGTGCCTCAGCCAGGATCAGACAACCCTCACACTCGCGCAGGTCCAGCTCCATCGGCGCAGGGATCGCGAGCCGACCGTCGTCGTCGTACCAGTCGGCCGTGCGCGTACCGCAGACGTGCACCGCTGCGTCATGCACCATCTTCGCCAGGATCTTCGCCCGCTCGATGTCGGGCCAGCCCAGGAATTCATCATGGCGAAGCCCTACCCGAAGGCAGAAGTCCATCTCAAGATTGAACCCTAGATCGGCCCTTAACCGTTTCCCAGATCACCGATCAACATCTGGGTCGTAGTCGCGTCAGCCTCGCGTGCACGCCAGAACATTCGCACCTTGTCGTTCTGCGTCCAGGCTTCAGAGGCGAACAGAACCTTGATCTCGTCGAACGTCAACGGTGGCGAGATCTCGGTCTCGCCAGGCTTCACGATGCCCGTCATCGTCGCAGCTAGTAGCACCTGCGGGAACGTCTCCGGGTTCGTCGTCAGCCGCGTGTCGTTTCCGTTCTCGGCCCGGTGCTCGGCCTGCTGCTTCGCCGTAGGCGGATGCTTCGCTTCGAGCTGCTCGATCGCCTGAGATCCGACCGACTCGAAGACGAACTCCCAGACCTCGATCGTGTCGACGAACTCGTCGACCTCGGCGGTCTTCTCGGCGATCTTGTCGGTCCACCCTGCGTCGCGTCTGATCGTCTGCTTCAGCTCGCCGAGTTCATCGCGCAGCTCCGCCAGGCGAGCCGCCTGGTTCGGGTCTGCTGCCATCTTGATCGAGGTGCGGCGTCGAGGTCGCTTCAGCAGCTCGGAGAGAACAGATTCTTGATCGGCCATGTCGGGTAGTCTTTCGTTGTCAGTCGTGCCACCGGTCAGCATGCAACCCGACAGGTGGTGCGAAGGCAGTGTGCCTTCATCGCATCATGATGGCACGACCAACGACCTATGCGGCGAATATTCCGCGAGTCGGTGCCGCCCTGGACACGGTGACCGTGTACGACGAGGCGACGTTCGAGCCGTCCATGTCGTGGTCTCGGAGTGCGACGGTGATCGGGTGCATGATGTACTCGTTCGTCTCAGCGGTGCCCGACTGCCCGAAGACCAGATAGCCCTCGGTCCCGGCAGGCAACGCGGTCCAGATCGGGCGGGTCACGTCGTCCCAATAGAACCGGAGCGTTCCGGTGCCGTAGGTTATTTCGCCGACGATGTTGCCGGTCTCGGTGCTGATGTAATCGGGCACGTTGATCGTCGAGACCGAAGGCTCGAAGCCAGCGTGCTCGAACAGTGCCTCGCCGCCCTTGATGCCGAGCAGCGAGGTTCCCGCCGTGATCTCGGTCTGGGTGATCGCCGCAGGTGCAGCGGGTGCCGAAGATAGGAACGTGACGGCAACGTTCCCCTTGAGTGTTTCTCTTGCCATGATCTGATCCTTCTTTAAGCGGCGAACGTGCCACGGGTCGGAGCGGCCCTAGACACGGTCACGGTGTAAGACGATGCGACGTTGCTGCCGTCCATGTCGTGATCTCGCAGCGCCACCGAGATCGGGTGCACGATGTACTCGTTCCCGACCGCCTCGCCGGACTGCCCGAAGACGACGAAGCCCTCGGTCCCTGATGGCAGAAGATCCCAGATCGGGCGGGTCACGTCATCCCAATAGAACCGCATCATGCCGGTGCCGTACGTGATCTCACCGACGATGTTGCCGGTCTCGGTCGAAATGTAGTCGGGCACGTTGATCGTCGACACGGAAGGCTCGAAGCCTGAGTGCTCGAACATCGCTTCGCCGCCCTTGATGCCGAGCAGCGAAGCGCCTACCCCGATCTCGGCGGCAGTGATCGCAGTCATCGACGCTGGTTCCTGCGCAGTGGTCAGGAACGTAACGGCGACGTTCCCCTTGAGTGTCTCTCTTGCCATGACCTAATCCTTCGAGGTTGTGTCTTCGGCCGGGTCGGCCTTCTTACGTTTCGACTTCGCCGCGGCGACCGTGAACCCGAGCGCCGCCTGGCGTTCGAGAACCTCTGCAAACGGGAACGCCTGTTTCGTGCGTCCGTCGGGGTGATAGAGCGTGATCGTCTTCTGCGGCATCTTCAGAGCTTGCCACCGAAGCGGGCCGACCCTGGGACGCGATCGGATCACGGCGTCGGAGCGACCGCGCAGAGCCAGAGGAACCGCTGCGCCACCGAGAACACTCGGCCCTCTTGAATGTCGTCGTTCGCTCTGACATCGAAGACTCTGCCGATGACGGTCAGCGTTTCCCCCGAAGCGGTCAGCGCAGACGCCACTGGCGACACGAGCATCGCCTCGGACACGGCGTCAGCAGCCAGGTCTCGTAGCTGCCTAGTCGTCGCCCCCGTCGTGACTTGGATGACCGTCTCGAACATGCCGTCGTCGTCGATGAACCCTGGATCGTTTCGGATCTCAGAGATGTTGTAGACGATATGAAACGGGTAGGCGGGAGTCCCGGCCGGTGCTTCGCCGTCGCCGACACCGCCAGCGTGAGCGGCGAGTTCCGAGGTGAGATGCGAGACCGCCAGCGCGGTCGCTGTTGCGAAGCTCACGGCGCGACGATCGCGTCGCGGACGAACGCTGCCGAGGGTGAGAGCCTGACCGTGTAGGTCGCCGCTGCGTTCGAGGGCGACCAGTCCTTGATCGCCCCACGAGTGAACACGGGTGCCCAGTCGCACCGGGCACCTTCGGAGTCGGTCGCCGTGGCGTACGGGACGTCTTGTAAGAAGTAGACCCAGCCGGAGATCGTCGACCCGGTCTCGGTGAACAGGAGTTGCACTTCGTCGGTGAGATCCTTCGACGCGTACAGCCGGAGGTCCATCGGTCCCGAGGTCCGAGACTCCAGAACCTGATGCTGATATTCGGCCCCCGTGTTCGGGATCACCAGAGACGACTCGCCCTGGCGGAAAGTGTCGACCGCCACGAGTCTCGGCGTGAGATCGATGACTCCGACCGATCCCCACGAGACGTCGGCGACGTCGAGCGTCGTGTGTACCGTCGACCGCCAGAGCACGCGGGTGTTACCGCGGCGAGTGAACAGGTCGAGGCTTCGAGTCGAGACGGTGATCGGCATCAGATGCCACCCTTCAGAAATTGCGCTTGCTTGCCCATGCCTTCGACGAGCATCTTTCGGAGCTTCGGCCCGACGACCTGAGCGGCAGGCCCGATCGACGGGTACGGGTATGCCGTGCGATACACGCGGCCAGCGCGGTCGGTGCCGACGAAGCCGAACTCAAGTCGCATCGCCTGCGGTGAATTGTTGCCGACGACCGCTCCGACCTTTCCCTGCCCACCAAGGAGCATCGACAGAGTCCACGATCGGCGGAAGTCACCCGATCTTTCGATCGGACCAGGTCGCCCCGACGAGTTCGCCATCGTCAGCCGTTGCAGCTCTGAGGCACCCTCGAAGACGATCTGCCTGGCCTTCGCCTCTGCCTCGCTCGCTGCCCTGCGTAGCAGCGCTGCGCCTTCCTCTGGGGTGAGGTTGATCGGCATTAGGGTTCCCGTTCTTCGAGGTCGGCGAAGACTTCACGCACCGTCGACATCGACGTGCGACTCCCGATCACGAGCGGCCCGACCAGGCCGACGAGTTCCGGGAACAACGATGCCCCGGTGACGGTGACACGGTCGCCGGTTTGAATGCCGGTCGCCCCGATCGGCAAGGTGATCCGCATAGTCGACACGGCGAGCCGGATGCCGATCCGTGCGAGTTCCTCGCTGCGAGCCATCGACGGCGAGTTGAACTGGCACTGCCCGGAGTAGATCGTCGAGGTCGTCGGCGGGTCTTCTGCCAGGGTGATCGGGTCGAAGGTGCCCGACTCGGTGAGTCGTTCGATCGTGCAGGTGTCGGCGAGCAGGTTGGCTTCGATCCGGTTCGCTGCGGCAGCTAGGCGCGTGGTGAGACTCACCGCTTCAGCCTGCCAGGTGATGCCCGCCGGGTCGGGACGCGATCCGGTCGTCGTGATAATTTCGAGAAAGTTCGCCCGGTAACGCGTCAAGTCGTTGGTAACGCGCTAAGGTGTACTCATGAACGAAAAAGCAACCACCGAAACCACCTACCGCTGGACCGCAATCCACAAGTGCACGATGCGGCTCGCTAACGGCTCGAAGGTAATCACCTTCGACGCTCTCGACTCCGGCACCCGCTGGGAAACGAGCGTGACGCTCACCGTCGACATCGACGCCGAGATCAACACGTTCAAGATGATCTGCGGCGAGTACATCTCAGATCATCACGCTCACGACATGTTCGACGACACCCTCGCCGGTGCATGTATCCGTGCCTACGTCGAGGTCGCAGCATGAGCGAGAAAGCAACACTCACCGCTCAGCTCGCAGACCTCGTCAGCTCATACCAGCAGGCCTGCATCAACCCTCGGGCGAGTCGTCGACTCGCTGGCATCTCGAAGAAGATCACCGCAACCAAAGCACGCCTCGCCGAGATCGCCGCATTCGAAGCGGCAGTCGAAGCAGCAATGATGGAGGAATCATGAAACTAGAACCACTCGCAGCTATCACCGGCAGGACCGAACTCGCCGAAGGCCAGATCACCTTCCGCAAGGCTCACGACTTCGGGATGACGATCCTCCCGGAGTTCGTTCGGGACTCGATGCTCGACGAGAGCAACGCACTCACCGACGCCGGATGGCGCATGTGCGAGACTCATGGCCTCGGAACCCGCTACTGGGTCCGGCTCACCGGCAAGGCCAAGTGGCTCGCAGCGTACGCCACGCACGTCGCACAGGTCGAGTATGCCGAGGTGACGACCGAGGTCGTGCCCTACGGCGACACCTTCTCGATCGTCGCCGGTCTCGGCGAGGCTGACGGTCGAGGTTGGGTGCGGGTCGACACGATGTCGCACAAATAATTTCAGATATTTCACCCGGTAACGCGTCAAGGCTGAGGTAACGCGCTAAGGTGTCTACATGAACAACAACACAACAACCACCCGCCCAGCAGTCGCAGCCCACATCGACGGCCAGATCCTCGAAGCACAAGCAGTCGTCGCCGCCGCCGAGCGTGCCCTGCGCATCGCCCAGGAACACGCCGACCGCCAGGCAGCGAAGTACGACGGCTGGAGCCGGTTCTTCCTCGTACGCAACAACAACGGCCACATTCACCGGAGCCTGAACTGCTCGACCTGCTTCATCACCACGCAGTACTCGTGGATCACCGAGCTGTCGGGCAAGACCGAAGCCGAAGCGGTCGCCGAGCTTGGCGAGATCCTCTGCTCGGTCTGCTTCCCGAGCGCACCGGTCGAATGGACCAACGGGATCAGCAACGAAGCGAAGGCAGCGAAGGCCGACGCAGCGGAGCGTGCAGCCGAACGGGCGATCGCCCAGCAGCTCAAGGCCGAGCGCAAGGCACAGGCCGAAGCGAAGGCAGCGGAGGCAGCGACCGAAGCGCAGGCAGCACTCGCTGCCGGGACCGTGAAGCTGAACCCGACGATCGCCAAGCTGGTCGCAGCTCACCAAGACGTCGAAGTCGGCGACTTCAAGTCCTCGCCATACCGAGACGACAAAGACAAGTTCATAGTCGATGTCTTCTTCCAGGGCAAGCTGGTCTGCACGGTAACTCAGAAGGCCGACGGCAAGGTCATCGCAGCCGGTCGCATGCGGTTCAATCCAGGCGGTGGCGGTCAGTCACAGCACGGCAAGACCAACGACGTCAAGGCTTGGGTCGCTGAGCAGGTCGAAGACCTTCCGGGCAAGAGCAACCTCGACCACGCTGCCAACATATAGCGGCAGGGAGCGAGACCCTCGGCCCTCGGGTCGGGGGTCTCATCTCGTTTTACAGCAGAGGCCCCTAGCATCCGCTCTAAGCTCGATCAGCCAGACTTGGCGACTCTCGCCCGCTCCGCCTTCGCACGCTTGTTGTATGCGATCGCAGCCGCCAGGATCTGATCCTGGCGTTCGTCGTCGTCCTCGATGAGCAGCGTTGCCCGGTCATCGCCGTCGATGTAGGTCGGTGCGTTGAGAAACCATCGACGCGCTCGCAGCGCTTCATCTCGTGTCATACCCGGATTGTATCCGATCAGAAGTCGTCGAGCTGATCGAGCCGAGCGTTCACCGCTGCCGCCCTCGCTGCCGCCTCGACGAGCGCCTCGTCGACCGTCTCTTCGATCAGGTTGCCAGCCTCGTCGACCATGTTCGCCCGCACCGCGATATGTCGAAGCCGTTCGTACGACCCGACCGGGTCGTCGATGTCGAGATCGAACGGAACGAGTTCTTCCCACCGGCCGAGCCAGAGCGCAGGCCGCGATCCTGGCGCGTACACGTCGCCGTCGAGGAACCCGTCGATCGCATCGATGACTTCCTGATTCGCTCGCATCGACGTCAGCTCCGCGGCGTATTCCTCCGGCGTCATCTGGAACGGTCGAGGCGACGAGGTCTTCGCCTGGAAGATACCGCCAGCCTGGGCGACGAGCTGATCCTGCTCCGCTGCCGCCAGCTTCGCCGCTGCCAGGTTCCGCTGCGCCAGGTTCTCGGCCTTGCGGAACTCGGCCAGATCTTTCACCTGCCGCTCGCGTGCCGCTATCTGCTCCGCCGTCGGAGGCGGGAACTTCGGCAACCTCGGCACCGAGCCGACCGCACCGGTCTCGCCGATGATCTCCGACACCGGCAGACCCAGCTCTCGCAGGCCGTTCACGGTCGGCGAGTCGAAGCCGTCGAACACCTCGTCGGCGTTCACGAAGCGGGTCGCCCTGCCCTGGGCGATGTCGGTCGCACCGTCGACCTTGCGAACCTCGGTCAGCCAGAGGTCGACGCCCTCATCGGTCGTGATCTTCGTGTTCCCGGTGAAGTCCCAGGCGTTGCCGATCTGGTCGGGGTTCGTCCTGGCATCTTCAGCGAACCACTTCCGACGCATCGCCTGCCGCTCGGCGTCTGGCAGCGCGTCGTACCACTCCCACTCGGCCTGATCTCGGACCATGCGAGATCTGCCGGTCGCCAGGTCGGTCTGTCGTCGCAGAGGCGGAGGGATCGACAGTTCGCGCACCGGCATGTCGTCGTATGTCTTCGACGCGATCTGCTTCGCGTCCGACCGCAGGCCCGACCGAATAGCGTCGACGCGGCGGTCGGCGTTCAGGAACTCATCTGGCGAGATCTCCCAAGCTGCGAGCAGGTCGCCGAGTTCATCCTGAACCCTGGCACGCTCGGCGAACTTCGAAGCGATCGCAGCCTTGCGAGCTTCTTCGATCTTCGCCGCTTCGCGCTTCGCCTGCTCGATCGGGTCGACCGGTGGCTTCTTCGCTGGCGGCTTCTTCGCTGCCGGAGGCTTCGACGCTGCCGGTGGCTTCGCAGCAGATGGCGCTAATTTGGCCTGAGACGGCGGCTTGGCCTTCACCCCAGGGTTAGCCCTCACCGCAGGCTTAGCCTTCGGAGGCTTCACCGGAGGGCGCTTGTACGTGGTCTGAGCTGCCGTGCGAGGATCAGACCGGCCGAGTTGCGGTGTCGGCTTGTCTGCTACGAAGAGATCGGTCGGGTTCGAGGTCGCCGTCGGTTGCGTCGGGTCGAGCACACCGATCGAGTCGACGCCCAGGTCGGGCCGAGCAGCGGCAGACCGCACGCAGTTCGGGTGGCTGATCGGGTGCCGCAGCGCAGTCTCTCTCGACACGATCATGCCATTCGCCTTCTGAGGGTCATCGTGCGAAGTCAGCCCGCAGTCGGAGCCGTCGAAGAACTCATATGCGACGACCCCGAACTCGTCGCCGGTGGTGATGACACCCTGGTTGTATGCCTTCGCCGTGTCCGTACGGAAGAGCATCTCGGCGTAGGTGTCGATCGTGCGAACCGATCCGTCGGCGTACGTGATCGCCGAGATCGGCATCGGTGCCCCGGTCGCCGACACCGCCTTCGGTGCGAGCTGCTTGAACCGGCGGGCGAGACCGGCAGCGTTTTCGCCTTCGAGCGATCCCTGGATCGTGATCTGCTTCGTAGCA